AAATATTAAAGAATCATCTTTAAATATGTATAATCAAAATTTAAAAAAATTAATTGGTAATATTGATAATATAAAAGAATTACATAAATTTGAAGAAATAAAAGAAAAAATAAAAGATAAAACAGATAATACAAAAAGAAATTATTATAATTCAATTATTGTATTATTACAAACACAAAAAACACCTTCTAAAATATTACGTAAATATGAAAGTGAAAGAGATGAATTAAATGAAAAATATGATACAATTCAATCAAAAGGAAAATTAACTGAAAAAGATAAAAAAAATTTTGTATCATTAAATGAATTAAAAGAAATGTTAAATAAAATGAAAAAAGAAATAACATTAAAAAAATTACATAAAAAACCTTTAGAGAAATTTACAAAAGAAGATAAAGAATTATATGATGGTTATTTTTTATTTAGTTCATATTTACAATTACCATTAAGAAATGATTTAGCAGATGTTGAGATAATTACAAAGAATGAATATAATCAGTTAGATGATGAAGATAAAGAACACAAGAATTTATTGGTTCTACAAAATGGAGCAGGTAAAACATATTTCTTATCATTAAATAATTACAAGACCAATAAAAAGTATAAAGAAAAGATAATTCCAATACCCAAAGAATTATTGTATACATATAAGCAATATGTTGCAAAACAACGACCATTTAAATATTTAGTAACAACTAAAAAAGGTCAAAAAGTTTCAAGAAATTATTTTACACAATTTCTACAAAAAATATCAAAGAAATATTTAGGTAAAAGTATTTCAACAACTTTACTAAGAAAAATAATATTATCAGATAAATTTGCTGAATTAAATAAAGAAAAAGAAGAATTTTCTCACATAACAGGACACTCAGTCAATACAATGGATAAAGTGTATATCAAGCAAACTGAGAAAACAGATGACGTTGAGGAAATAGAGAAGGAGAACTAAAATCTAATTCTTTTAATCCAAAGTTTCTGTAATCATATCTTTTAGCATCTTTACAAGAAAGACAATTATTAATAATTTTCAATCCTTGTTTCTTAAATTTAAGAATATACATTGATTCAAATAATAGTAAATCTTTTTTTGTTATTCTTTCAAATTCATGAATACATATAATTTTATAATTATCATTATATAATATATCAAAAGCTTTTCTATAATTTCTAGACCCCTTCCTTGTAAATCCTAAAAACATTCTAATATCAGTCATATGTTTTTCATATCTTTTTTTAATAGTATTTATTGTAGAACCAATATATATTTCAAAAGTTTCATTATCAACAAAAGCATAAATATAACCTTTCATCTATATATTATATAAATAAAAAAAATCTAGAAAAAAAACTAATAAATTTAATTTTTAATATTTTTCATTTTTATATCATAAAAAAAATGATTTTATATTTTGAGTGATATAATATCTAAATAAGATGACAAAAAACAACAATATACCTAATCTTCCTTTTGATATTATTGAATACATCAATGATATAAAAGAACAAGAAGAAAAACTGGATGAGATTGAAAAACAACAAAAAATAATTAAAAAGGAATTAGTTGAAGAATTAGTATTTCTTTTTCAAGAATGTATTGATGATGAAATAAAAATATTACCAAGTATTTTTTATTAGAGTAAGTAAGTAAGTAAGTAAATTAAGTCAAATTAATATAATTATATTTTTTATTAATTTTAAAATTATCAAATTTAGTAGATAAATATTTTCGTTGTTTTACATGCTTAAGATAAAAAATACTATTCTCATATTGTATAGTATAAGGTTTATTATCATATCTATTGATAGATATGATTGCTTTCCTAACAGAAGGTAAATCACCAAAGGTGCTAATAGAACAAGCCATTTTAAACATTTCATCAAAATTATCATTTCTATAATCTTTACAATATTTCAAAATTGTTTTAGCAATACTATTTATTTCTTTTTTCTTTTTAATTGATAATTTAAATTTATTATTCGGTTTATGTAAATAATCAACTAAATCATAATGATTTTTAAAATCAAAATATTCATTATTAAAATTAATAGGTCTATGATTTTGTAAATAAAGTTCAATATAAAATATTAACCCCTTTTTATAAAAATCTTTATAATCAGGAATATCCATTTCAAATATTTCAATTATATCTATTAATTCAGAAACTGAAAAAGATTTATGTATAAACATATATTGTTATTAAATATTTTAAAAAAATAATTTAAAAATACATTTAATTTTTATATTATATAAATATATTATTAATTACAAATGAGAAATTTTTAATAAAAAGTATCATTTATGAGAAAATAAATCTAAAATTTCTCAATATAATCAAATAAAATTATAATTTAATGTTAAAAATGAGAAATAATATAGTTTTTTTCTCATAAATGATACTTTTTTATATTATTTTCTCATATTTTCATTTAAATATTATAGTAAAATGACCCCTTACTATCTTAAATTCTCCTTTTAGTAATCTGTCTGAATATCTTTTATTATTATAATCTAATATTTGTTTTCTATTTTTGTGATAATAAAGCTTATTATACATTTTACTATTTGGTTTATAAATATCAAATAAATAATCTTCAATTAATGTCATATATTTTACAATAGATTAAATCTTTTAGTTTTTTTCTCAAATATATATACATGGATAAAATCAGTATTTTAACACCTACATATAATAGACCTCATTTATTAGGATTTTATTTAGAAAATATTAAATGTCAAAATTATCCTCATCATTTATTAGAAGTTGTTATAGACGATGATGGTGAAAATAAATTTATTCCAAATAATGAAATTGATAATGTTAAAAATATATTAGCACCAATTGAACTAAAATATATGTATTATAAAAATAAAAGAGAAATTGGAGTAAAAAGAAATAATTTGGTAAAGAATGCATCAAATAAAATAGTTATTAATTTTGATGATGATGATATTTATAATGAATCAATTATTTCATATTGTTATCATAATTTAAAATCTAATTCCAAGATTGGATTAGTTGGAACTAATCAAATGATATTCTGTTATATTAAAGATAATTTTAGAATGACTGCTATTCAATGTAAATCAAAAAGACAGATACATGAAAGTGGTATGATGATGACAAAAAAACATTGGAAGGCTCAAGGTGGATATGGTAAAAATTCAAAAGGTGAAGGATCTAAATTAATTGATTTCCATAATCCTGATAGAATAAAATTATTAGAATGTAAATATATGTTATCGTGTATATGTCACGATGATAATACAGTTAATAAAGATTCATTCAATACAGAAGAGAATACAATTCCTGATGCTGAATTATCTGATAATTTAAAACAACTTATTATAAAATCTTTTAAAATATAAATTTTCTTTTTTATTATTATTTTTTTATTTTAACATTATATAAAATTTCTAACAGATATATTGAAGTTCGTCCTCAAAATAATCCTAGTGATGGCTTGATATCTTACAAAAATGGAAATCCACAGATTACCTTCGTTATTGGTGAACAGAATGCTATGTTATTAGGTAAAACTATTCGTATTAGTGGGAAATTTGCTGCATATTCTGATTCTTCTAAAGTAGGACCTGATGCTGTTCAATCTATGAATGGTCGTCTTGGTATTTACTCAGTTGTTGACCAAGTAATTCTTAGAAGCAATCGTAACAAGGCTACCATAGAACATATTCGTGATTACAATAGAATGATGGGTAGTTATTTCTCGGCTACTGCTGGTAAACAAGATGGTATTTCTCACTTAAATACTGCTGCTCTTGTTATGCCTAACTTTGAAGTTGCTAGAACTGATAATGTTACTGATGTTGAAAAAGACTTTTGTGTTCATCTTCCAACTGGTTTATTAAATGGAACTGACTCCATTCCACTTTCTAATGATTTTGGTATTGGTGGTTTAGAATTAACGATTATGTTAGCACCTGATGCTGCAGTATTCTATTCTAACACTGGAACTATTACTAACATTACTGATTGCTTCTATGAACTCTCTGACCTGAGATTATCGTGTGAAGTTGAAGTTCCTAGCCCTGACCAACTTTCTCAGTTAATGAGATTAAATGGAGGAACATTAGAATACAATTCTATTTCTTCTCAATATGCTACTATTAATAGTGGTAATGGTATTGTTAACTTCTCGTTGGGTCTGTCTAAGGTAAGCAGTGTTTTTACCAATATGATTCCTGCTAGATATCTTAACAATCTAGCCTTTGATTCTATGGCTACTCTTATGCCTCTCAATTCAGATACTTTACAGGCTGGTATTAAAACACAGGTTAATACTCGTGCAGGTGTTCGTTATCCTCGTGATTTTGTAATTGATGGAAATCTTAGAACATCGGCAGATACTAGTGTTAATGATCCTGAAATTATTAGAAACTATTTTAATGCAATTTCCAAATGGACTAATCTTAATCCTGAATCTTATTTATCGTCTACTACTTCTAATAGAAATTATACTGGTTCTATTACTTCCTATGGTAAGGTTGCTGAAGGAGGTCCTGTATTTGGTCTAGGTGTAACGTATGACCAAATTGGAAGTGGAACTGCTGATTTCTCAAATGTCCAGTGGGGTCTTGAAATTGACCTAGATTTAACTTCTGATGAACCTCAAGCCTTATTTATTTATGCTGTTAATAAAAACACTTTAGTATTTAATAAAGATGGGCTTCAAGTTATAGTTTAAATTAATTATTGTCTTTTTTATTTATTTTTTTTTTTAAAATATTATATTTTATTATAATATAAAATGTCAAATATTCCTGAGATTCTAAAAACTGGTGCTTTAAGCACTACTACTGCAGGTGAAACTTACACGGAGGTGTTAGAACCTGTTACGTTCAATTCTAACAGTGGTTGCCGTTTCACATTAAAGGGTGAAGGTATATTAAATCATTCTAGCAAGCTTGTTCTTGGAATTGATACAAATGCTTCGGTAACTCGTGCTATTTTTCCTCCAAATGTTGGTATTGGAAGTCTTATTAAACGTGCTACTCTTAAAGTAGGTGGTAAAACAATATGTGAAACTGATGACTGGAATCATCTCCATGCTATGAAATCGGTTTTTATTACTAATCAAAATAATAAAGAACGTGAAGTTTATAT